GGCGGGTACATGGACGAACCATGTTCTCATGAAGTTTCTGTTCGAATTCATCATTCATTGACGAACACGGAAGCTTCTTCCAGGCGTTCAAAAGGAACCCCTGAAGGGGTCGCAGGGCGGTGTAAGCCGGCCCCGGACCCTTAGTAATAACTCGAAATTTTCCCGGCTCTGGAAGAGCCTGATAATCCACAATGTTATTGTGGGTATCTTGGGATGCCTTCTTCAGGCATTTCATCTCTTGCTTCAGACTCAACTCTCTGAAGGCGCCTAATTCGGCTAGCCCCAGAGAGTCTCCAATGGTGAGTTCGGAGTGATTTCCACCTTGAATTTTCTTGGTGGTAATGTTACTCGAGTAGGTAGGTATACAAGAGGACGGTTTGAACCGTGTTCCAAAAGGAACAACGATGTCAACCGCCTTCTTCACCCACCTCAGTGCTTCTTTGGTCGATTTAGCTTCCGAAGTCAATAGCGCTTTGTGCGCTAACTTCTGCTTTTCCTCCCATTTGAGGGAGAGTTTCTCCCAGCACCTCTTTGACTCATAGAGAGTCCTTAAAAGACGTGCAGAGCGAGAACGACCTCGATTCATCGAAGCACACTCACGGAGGAGGACCCTTTTTAGGAATCCTCTGAAAAGAATGAAATCTCGTGGTACTGGTTTTAAACAGCCAAGAGCGAGTAGGATTTGAAAATCCTTTTTTAATGAAACTTCCAATTCGTCAGAAAGGCTGGCGGAGTAGCAGGCTACTAAAAAAGATAGCCATGACTTCCGCAGTCTATTGGAGTACCGGCCGGGTTGGCCGATACTAAAGATAAGAAGAACATCACGAATTGCGCGGACGGCCATAAAAAACCGTCTGAGTGCAATAAGGAATTTAAAAGCCTTATACACTTTTCGCTCGTGATGAGAGACAGGGGCTCCTTCACCGATTTTTCGGTGGATCATGGAGTTCTGTGAGCATATTTTTGCTACCGTTGTGTTTTCAACAATGGTTCTAAGAACCTTATCATCCAGAATTGGTAGAACATTCCGTAAATGATGGACGCATTCGTCTCCTTGAAAAAGAATATCTTTTTTCTTGAGGGCTAATGAAAGACCTCCAAGAGCGGTAGATAAAACCGTCTTGACCACACACAATTTTTCTTTTTGATTAATTGTCATGTTGGTTTGGATGGGACGTTCCCTTTCGGGGGAATGTTAATTCATCGCTCAAAGAGCGGTAGGCCCGGTGTCTTACGC